ATTGTGCGCGTCGGAAACGGTAAGCGTGTCTGTCGCCGTCGTGGTTAATACTAAGCTATCGGCAACGTTCGCCTGTACGCAATCTGCTACGACTAAATTCTGTTCCTGCTCTAATCCTAAAGTATCTGCAACGTTAGCGTTGACAGATTCGGCAATATTTAGGTTATGCTCCTGCTCTAATGCAGGGCTATCAGCAACGTTGGCTTGTACACCTGGCGCAGGCACAACATTATCTACGCCCTCAGTACTAAGCAAAACGCTTTCTGCTACGTTTACTTGAGTCCCGGCAGATACGTCGAGTTGATGTTCTTGGATTAGGGCTAAGCTGTCTGCTACCTGGACGTTAGCACTGTTTGCTACAACTAAATTCTGTTCTTGGCTTAGTTTTACACTATCGGCTACCTGCGCGTTTGCACTATCAGATACAACTAAATTTTGCTCTTGCGCGAGCGAAACTTGGTCTGCGTGTTGAGGCTGTATCGAAGCAGATACGGTTAAAGAATCAACCCCTGTCTGCGACAAATTAAGCGAATCGGCAACGTTTATAACTGCCGAATCGCTAACCGCAAGGCCGTGTTCCTGCTCAAGCGCAACCGAATCAGATACGTTTTGATTCGTACCAGCCGATACGCTAACAACGTACTCTTGTGCTAAGACAACACTATCGGCAACTTGAACGTTTGCAGAATCAGATACCGCAAGAGATTGTTCCTGTGTAAGCGCAACGCTATCAGCAACATTGACATTGACAGCATCCGATACAGATAACCCTTGTTCCTGTGTTAAAGCAAGCGCATCGGAAACATTTATTTGTGTAGCGTCGCTGACCGCAAGGTTATGCTCCTGCGTTAATTCAAAACTGTCTGCTACGTTTACATTTACAGCATCGGCAACACCGGCAGCGTGTATCTGCGTTATAGATACGTTGTCTGAAACGTTGCTATTTATAGAGTCAGAAACAACTAAGTCTTGTTCTTGTGAAAGCGTAACCGCATCAGTTACATTTATATTTACAGCATCAGAATTTACTAATAGATGTTCTTGGACAAGCGCAAGGCTATCAGCAACGTTAGAATTTACAGCAGCGTTGACAGTGAGATTGTAGGTTACAACCTCAGCCGCCAACAATGCAGCCGGAAAAAGCTTTACCGGCCTGCGTTTATGCGGTAGCCTCCAAATACCCATTAGCTACTACCCGCCCAATTCCTCGAAGATTATAGAGCAATCCCACGCCACATCGTCCGCTATAGTGCTATCCCTACGGACTACAAGCCGCGCACCAGGCTTTAATACCGGCCTATTCTCAGGTATCGGCGTGAAATGGTATCCGTTGATAATGTTGCAAGCCTGTTGACTGCCGCCAACATACGTCAACCCGGTTGCGTTAGTCGATCCCGCTACACCGTAAACCGTAGACCGCCCCGCCGCATTGCCAGCGTCAAAAGCCACAACAGCCGCCGTAGTACCAGCAACGCCAGTCGTAGCAGCAAAAGCAACCCCAAAATCTGCAACGGCGTTAGCGGTTGACAGCGCGGTAAGATGCACCTCATGCAACAACACAACGCAGCTTGAATTAGCGTGTATGTGCATCATCTCTTTTGCCACGGTGCTTGCTGTCGTAGCCCGGTAGCCTGCCCCATAGATTCGTCCGTAGTGCATTATTTTTTCCTCCGCCCGCGCCTTCCAAACACAGACACCGGCTTTTCTTCTACACGTATTTCGATAGGTGCTTCTATAGCCGCCTCATATTTCTTTTCAACAAACGGCACGCCATACTTAAACCCGAACGCATGGCCTGCGTCGAACTCGGTCATATCTATAACTTGGCCCGGTGTGTACTTATATGCCTTTTTGGTTATCAGCACTTTAATCATCAGTCATTACCCCAAATCTTTTTGACTTCCTGCAAGGCCGAACGCGCTCCGATATATTGATGCACTTTCGCCTCACTGGTTTTCATCTTATTTTCAGCCTCGGCCTGCCTTTGCTGCATAGACCTTTCCATGTCTTCCAGTTTTTTATTAAAGGCAGTCTCTTGGATTTCCTCAAAACAATAGAGGAAACGGCTCTTTAGCAAGTCGCATTGATCGGGTATAACAACTTCAATCCCGCGCCCGCGCGCGAGGCCGATAAAGTATTCACAACTTGGCCGCTGGTGACTGTATTCGTTCTGCGATCTGAGCGGCGAGCTTACCGCCATATCAACTCCCCATATGCCGATAGTCTCAAATCCTTCAAGTATCGCAAGCGCAATTTCCCAACTAATCGTGTTTGTGAAGTAATTCCCGAACGCCTGCAAAATCTGTTGAACCGGGTACTGCACCGCATTAGTTATAATCGGCCACGGTCGCTGCATATAGACCGGGATATTTAACGCTTGTATACTTGCAAGATATTGATCTACTGGTTGTCCTCTAAAATCTTCTTTACCACGTCTTGCGTATTTTCCTGTTGCTTGGTTGTACGAAATAGTATGTAACTCAAACCACCTCGTCCACGGTGCCTTTGGGATTGTCAAATGTAAATTATTGACTCCCCAAAACTCCCATTCCTTAGCGTTGTTCCACGGTGCTAATGTCTTGCTATCCGCACAACCAACTATCGCTACTTTCTTTTTCTTCTCAAGCGTAAACGTCCTTGCCGGTTGTGCCTCTTGTTCCTGTTTTCCTTCATCAGTCATAAAAGCCCCCCTTGATTGTAAATCGGGACAGTCCCGCGGCTGTCCCGGTTGGTAAGGTTAGAAAGTTGAAAGCACGCCAGGAAATGCAGGCGGATTGTTGTCACTGTAGCGAATAATAGAAACACCAACCCTACCCACGCCGGTAGAAACAGACGAAACATTGACGCCGATATAACGCTTGTTATCCGTGCTGGTAAGGTCTTCGGCCTGAATATCAAAAGCACCGACTGCCTCTCTAACTTCGCACAGCGGAACAGAGCTTGTCCCAACGTTGCTAAACACTATGCTTCCGGTAGCGCCGTCGAGCAGCTTAATCCCAAGCGTGTTTGTAGCCGGGGTCGAAAACTCGAAAATGTTACCGAATGTAATCGTGCTTGCAAGCGCGGTTTTCAGTGCATCAAGAGCAAGCTGCGATCCGGTGTTAGCAGAAGATGCAACCGTGCTACCATAATAGGCCAGCGTAGAAGCCCACGCAGTTGCGTTGAAATTCGCAGTAGAGGCGGAATAGGTAAAAGTCTTGTATCCGCCGCTGCCGATAGCCATTCGGAACGACTCGGACGTGGTATCAGCCGAATGAGTCAGTTTAACAGCACGCACCCCGCCGGTTACAGCAAGCGCAGTTGAATTGCCGCCAAGAGACAGAGACGCCCTGGTAGTACCGGCAACCGTAGCCCCGGAGCTTTCAACCAGTTGGACAGTGCAGACCCCAGTGCTGGTAGCATGGAGAGACACACTAATCATCGCGCGGTCAAAACCCTGCATATCATAGTTGAGGGATGTGGCCCCTGCCGCACTCGTCGGCGCAAGCACCTCAGAGTTGACTTTGAATCTTTCAGAAATTTTGCTGTTCATATCTGTGTACCTCCTAAACCTAATTCAGCACGATAAACGGGCTGATGGTGTTTGCGACAGAGCCTTCAAGCGGAATCGGCTCGGTAAGCCAAGGCCGACCGTCAACGTTCCAGAAGACCTTAATAACGGTGCGGTTAGAAGTAAAATAAACGTGCTCTGAAGCCTGCACGAACGGCCCGCTGCCCTCTTTGATCATGTAGTATGACAGGTCGGCCAGGATAAGGTCGCCAGCCGTGCCAAGAGCAACCGAACGCTCATGGAACAGCACCGGAATACCCATCAGGGTAGGCGGAAGACCGGCAACCGCGCTCGGCATCCACAGGTTGTTGTTGCCACCGTCTGCAATCACGGCCAACTGCGGAATCGTGGTCTGCGAGGTAATCCAAACCGCGCTCATGTTCATACGCAATCTGGCATACATCCCAACAATGTCAGCGTAAGCGATCTGGTTAGCAGCCGCTCGGGCGTAATTGATGCGCGCCGGAGACTGAAGCACTCCAAGCGGGCGAGCAAGACCATTGCCATTGTAGAAAGCATTTTCCTCGGCTGCAATCATCGCCAACCGAAGCTGGTTGCTAATAACAGCCTGAGCCGCCTGCCAGTTGCGAAGCAGTTTGTCGGTAACGATCACATGAGCAGCGACTTCGTGGGGCTTCAGTTTTATCTCTTTCAGCGCCAGGTCGGTCTCAGGCTTGGTGTCACCCTCACCGATCCATCCAACCGTGATCCCGCCGTACATATTCTCGGCTGCACCCTGATTGAGAGCAGGCATGGAAATTTCGGAATCAGGCGGAGAGCCTGCCGGAATAACCGTGCAGCGCGGGCGAAAAATGGCCTGCTGCGGAGTCACCGAAAGCAACTCGGCTTTAAACTGTGTCGGCACCGCAAAACCACCCTCTGCACCAACGCCCATGCTCTGCGCGCGCTCGTCGTACAGGTCTTGCAAACGCGGGTCGCTGTGGTTGAATCTAACCGAATGCAGGAAGTCGCCCAGGTTTTTGAACTCGCGCTCGTCCTCGGCCTTGTGGGTCGCGGCCATACGGACAACTTTCTTCGGTTTCGCAAGCTCGGCCTTCTCGGTGTCCAACTTCTCGCGCTTGGCAATATCGGCCTTGATCTTGTCGAGCGAACCGTCAAGCGTGTTATACTCGGTTTCCTCGTCGGCGGTCAGGTCGCGCTTTTCCTCGTCTGCTTTGCCAAGGATCGCCTCCATCCGCGCAACGGAATCACTAAGTTTCTTACGCAATTCATCGATATTCATAATTCATACCTCCATGTTAAACTTGCGGATACGCAATTTTTTACGCCGCAGTTTGTTCCGAAATGCAGGCGGTACTAATTCCTGCTCTGTTTGTTTTTGCCATTCTTCGTGTGATCGTACGGCTACATCCGTATCTTTGTAAAACGGGAATGTAACCGGCGACACGTCCCATAATTGCACCTTTTCCAACGTCCTAATATCCTTGTCGCCGTCAGTGCGCTCCCATGAATCTTTGATAGTAGAAAAGCCGAATGACATCTGAGAAACATCGCCACGTTCAATAGAAACAAGCAAGTCGCGCGCGCTCTGTGTGTCGGGCGGGTCGATTTCGATAGCAAGCCCTTTTTCGTCCTCAGATAACCGCAAAGTACCTGCCGTATTGCGCCCAAGCACAAAGTTAGGATCGTGGTTCCATAGCGCGCGCACGTCATCTTTGCCTATCGAATCTTTAAACGCGCCAGGAGCTACCTTTTCCCGAAACCAGCCGCCATCTGCCACACGATTAAACACAGCCGCATGGCCTTTGATAGTGCGCTTGCCGTCTTTTGTCTTGCGTACTTCCAACTTGTCAACTTCAAACGTTCTCTTTTCCATTTCTGTCCTACGCTGCAAGCAGTAAAATCTCGTCGTCAATCCTTACAAACCGCTTGCGCCGTTTCTGAGTTAATGTTATTACATTCCCGGCATTATCTGAAACACCCAACACAACACTTTTAGCCTTTATCTGCTGGTGTTCTATTAGATTGACAGTATCAGAGACATTGCCAACACCGCTATCAGCAACCCGCAAATAGTAGCTAAGATAAAATTCATCTTCCTTTATTTCCTCAATCTGTTTTATCTCTTGCGGGTATATCGCGTATCTTGCCCGCACGCCGCGTTTAACAGCGGCAACCGGAGTAAATACGTTTATAGCAATTACATCAGAAACAACCGCACAATGGCTATCGTCTGCCGTTACTGTTTTCTCACCATCAAGAGTTAAAGTAACGCCGTCTGCATATTGCTCGTTGTCGGCATTTGATACTTCAATGTTATGCTCGGATATTAACTCTACATTATCGGCGTACTGCTCGTTCACCGCGTCAGACACAACAATTTCAGACTCGCGGCTGAGATTTACAATATCTGAAACGTTTACAATACTGCTATCAGCTACACCAAGCGCGTATTCCTGCCCAAGCGTAACATTATCGGCTATGTTTATCTGGTCTGCGTTTTGTGGAGCTATAACGTCAATTACATCAGACGTGATTAAGACTGTATCACTTACGTTATTTTGTATGCCTTCAGAAACGACAAGAATATCGACTTGCGCTTGATCTTTAAACGGCAACGGCAGTTGAGACCCAGGCAAAACTGCTTGAAATTCACCCTCGTTAGGCTTGCGTAGTAACCGGCAACCAATTCGTTGATCGCAGAAACCTGTTATCTGATAGCTCATCCGTAAACCGTCTTAATCTGGCTATAAAAAACAGTATTAGCAACAGCAGCCGTCCCGCTTGCAATCCAGCCCAAATAAGGCAACTTACCGTCTGTCCCCTCGCTTAATTTTATCATGCCCTCGATCTGTAATGTCTGGTCGCGTTCCGTATACATTCCGCTACCAAGCAACGGGACAATTAGCAACGGCTTAACAATATAGATTTGGCATAAACCCGATGCGATAGTTGCATTAAAAGATATTTTCTCAACCGACCTAACACCGTTGTCTCCGTCTTGTAGGTAACAAAAAGGCTGACCTACCGGCCTACAATGATGCGCCCTGCTTGCCGTGGTCATAACAATGCCGGTAGAAGTTCGCCCGGTTGTGCCGTTACTATTTGTGTATGTAATCGTCGCGGTAGTGTTCGCATTAGTTGCGTTGCTTGTCTGCTGTACGCACATAATGCGGTTGCCTAAACCATCCGTACTGCGTGTTAATGCAGTAGAATTAATTTCAAACGTAGCGCCTGTGTACGGGATACCTGAAATCCCCCAAAGCACGTCAAGCAACCAAGCGCAACCCAACGAGGCAACCCCCTGTTGCCCAGCACCGGCTGACAACAAGTACCTGTTAAAATTAGTGCTGTTGGTTGTCAATTGCATCGCGCCTTCATGCGTAGAACAAAGAGCCACACCACCAGCAGCAGACGTTAGCGAAACATTAATCGAACTTGGAGTGCCGCCCATGTTCAAAAGCGAAATCCAGTTACCAGCCGCAAGAGGCGTAAATGTTTCACCCTTGATATAAAACGGGTCCTCATAATGCCCGCTCGACCGCGCTGAAATTATGCTATCGTAATTAGTGATTGCCATTATTCGCCCTCAACCTCTTCAATCACGGATTCAATCTCGCCGTTATCGTCGCGCACAATGCGCTTCACGGTCTTAATGCCGTTTTCATCTACCTCTTCAATCGAAACAATCTGGCCGTCTGCGTCACGTATAGCCTTCTTGTTTATTTTACTGCCACGTATGCCAATCTGCACAATAGGCGCTGGCATTGTCACGTTTACTTGCGCCGGTTCAATGTTTACGTCAGACTGCCGCAAATTGATATTTACGTCTTTTGCTTTTTCTTCAACTTTTGGAGTTTCTTCTTCGCTCGGCGTTTTCGTAGTGATAGCGGGATTCTCAAAAACATCGCCTCCATCAACAGGATTTAGATTCTCTTTTATGCGGACCTCATTGCGTGTAAGCCATTTGTTTTGCAATGCCGAAGCATAGGCCGTGTATCTGCTCTGTGTATCCCCTCGCAATAGGGCATCAAGCGTAAACTCGCTAAAATATTTCTTGTTATCAGCACCAAGAAGTTGCTTGTTTATGCTTTGCTCAATCCGGCTAACCCACGGCCTCATGGTGTACATGACAAACGACAACATGAGCTGTTCAACGCTCGCGTAGGTCATCGTCTTGTCAGGATGACCAATAAGCACAGACGGAACCCGAAAAATACGCGCTATTTCCTCAATCTGGAATTGCCGCGTCTCAAGGTATTGACTGTCAACGTTGTTGATCCCGATTGCCGTGTAATCAAGCCCTTCCTCAAGCAATATGATCTTAAAGTTGTTATCGCCGGTCATCGAATCTTGCAGGCTTGTCCGTAACCGCTTGGCGCTATCCTCGCGCAGTTTGCCGGGATACTTTGCTATGCCGCTTGTCTTGGCCCCATTCTTGAACCACTGTGAACCATGCTTCTCTGCCGCCGCAGCAAGCCCTATGGCATTCGCCGCCGCTGTGATAGGCGACAATCCCACATAGCCATCGCTCGACAACCCCCGTAAATGCCATATGTCCTCAGCTTGGAATATCTGTTCCTGCTCTCCATCCTTCGGGCGATAGCGGTAAATAAAAATCGGCTGCTGAGAATCACCGTCTACCTCTAACTCCATCCTGTCAGGCGACAACGGTATCAAGGCCGTAATGCGGTTAGCCTGGTCGCGCTGAATAAACGAATATGAGTTACCACGCAGGCACAAGTGACCCGACACGGTTTCAAAATACTCTTGCCTTGTCTGCCAGTAGTTAGGCGAATCGTGCAGGATGGAATAAAGCGGGTGTGTGTTGGCCTCGTCTTTGCCTGAATCTGACCGGCGAGAATAAATCTTTAGCGGTAGGCTCCCGATTGTTTCCGAAATAACACGCACACAAGCAAAAACGGCGCTCGTCTGTAGCGCCGTCACCGGAGTGACAAGCACCCCGGCCTGCGAGCCAAGTTTTTCTGTGAGTTTTACAATCCAGTGTTCAGGATTGCCTACGCTACGCTTTTCTGCGTATTTCTGAATAAAAGACGTAATTTTGCCCATCTTTCTCCTTTTGCGCGCGCACAAGGTCCAGATGGGCTAATTATACACCAAACAATATTATAATATAATATCTATGTATGCCTATCTATGAATATATCACGTTTATTATTCTGTTGGCGAGATGATTATCAACAAGTCGTCGCGCCTTATGCGCCTAACCTTGCGGTTTATCCTAATACATGGAAGTGTACCATCGTCAATCCAATTACGCACCGTTTGCACCGTGACGCTCATAATATCCGCAACCTCTGCCGGTGTGAAAGTGCGTTTCTCTGGCAAAATATCCGTGCTTTTCATCCGCAACACCTCCATGCAAAGGCCCATTGAACGATTACACTTGAAAAGTCGAACCAATAGACATTGCCATCATCGTCAATTTCCATCCAATAGCGCAATATCGTCGCGTGGTACGGCTCCATAGCCCACCTATGACCGCTTCCAAACAGTGTTATAATCGTCACTGCGGAGTTTAAGCCTGTTAGCTGCCACGTCAGGCACAAAATCAAACCGCGTTAGTATCTCCTGAATCGCTTTTCTGTCCTGATTCTGCTCTACCAGCACGCCGCGCAACGCCTTATTTTCTAAAACCTGTTGCATACCCTGCAATATCTGCAATTCCTTACCGTCAACGTCGATTTTGACGTAGTTTGGGCATCCGTCATGGTGCAAGTACTCGTCGCCGGTAGTAACTTGGACCGGGTTAGTGTTCTGTGGTATAAAATCGCTAACAGAGCCTATCTGCCCGCCGGATGAGCCTACAGTCTGCTGTTTCGACTCGAAATTAGCCATGCCTGTCTCGTTGCTAAATGCTACATAGGCCGCGCGTATGCGATTATCCCAGCCGTTAGCCTCTATATCAGCCTTTAAACGGTTGTAATTAGGCAGAAATGGCTCAAACGCCGTGATGATAGCGCCGGGATGTTTGTAAGCGCAATAAAGCGAATACAGCCCTATATTCGCCCCAATGTCCCAAAACAGGCAAATATCGTCAAAATCGTCTATCCATGACAAGGTTTCCGGCTCCTTAAACCAGAACTGCTCTACCCGTAATCGGTAATAAAACTTGTCTAAACCAGCAGTAGTGACCTTAAACGGCATTTGATTGATCGTTGCGAAGTTCATATCACCCCTCACATTCTGCAAATATAGTCGATTTCAACTTTTAGTGACTCCAACTCGCCTATCAAGTGTTCAATAGCGACAAAATCACTCTGCGAATTAGCGCCACGCAATAGCTCAACCGTGCTATTGTACTTTTGCAACACAGCATACGCGCGCGGGCTGCTATACTTGGTGGATGTATAGTTTTCCATGCTACCTCCTATTCAAGCACAGTTATACCGCGTTCCTCGTAGACGCTATCCCCGCCGTCTTGGAGGATCATGCGCCCCCAGGCCATGATAAGCGCCACCAATCCATCGATTCTATCGGTTGCCTTGTCCTTCATTGGCCGCACATTCTCATTTGCATCACTCGCCATTACCAAGTTATCCGCGTTCCACCTAAGCACAGGATTACCGCCGTGGTTGACTTCGTGCCGCTTGACCGCAGACAGCAGGCTCTTAGCGGGTTCGCTCAATGTCTTGCTCCCCTGCCGCATCTCAACGCACGCTATGCCGTGGTCGTTTACCAATTTCGTCGTGATCGACGTTGCCGCCCACGGGTCGAAACCAACTTCCAGAAGATTATAATCCTTAGAGCTATCCACAATGTCGCGTAAAACAAACTCCTCATCAATGACGTTACCGGGTGTTGCAACCAGGAATCCTTGCTCTCTCCATACCTCGTAGTGTACACGATCCGACCGGCTCCTTTGCAGTATGGTGTCTTCAGGACAGTAGAACCTCGGCACTATAGTCGCCACATCAAGCCCTATCTGCTTCGGAAAAACGAGCACATAAGCCGTCAAGTCTATTTTGGTTGACATATCCAGGCCGGCAAAGCACCGCAACCCCTGCAACGCCTCAAGGTCTATTTCGCCGCCGCACTTGTCCCAATCGTCCATAGGCATCCAACGCGAAATCTGCTTGATCGGGATATTCAGCCTGAACCGTTTGAAGTCCTCAAATTCAATCGGGTCTTGCTTGGCTACCTCGTAATCGGCACGAATCTTGCCAAGTGTGAATATCTTGCCAAGTGAAGGGTTATTCCGAATCCACACCGCTTCATCATCAGGGCTATCTGTCTCAGGATCGGCAATGTACAACACTGGCAGAAAATCTTCTTGCTGAATTATGCCTTTTTTGATCTGTATTGCCTTGTTGCGTATTTTCCACCATATGCTTTCAATATCGAATATGCCCGCCGTTGTCATAACAAATATCAACTGTTGCTGCCGCGCGTAGTCGGTCCCGGCGGTGAGCACACGCCACAGCTCATCGTTTGGCTGTGCATGAAGTTCGTCAAAGAGGATCGCAGACGGTGAAAGACCGTGTTTGGTGTAACTCTCTGCACTCAAAACCTTGTAACTGCCGTTATTCGGCGGGTACTTAATAGTGCGTTGCGAATCAAGGATAGTGCATCTGGCAGATAGCACGTCATTAGACCGCACCATATAGGCCGCAGGGGTATATATCAGGCTCGCCTGCTCTCGGTCTGCCGCCGCGCTAAAGACTTCAGGAGCGCCCTCTCCGTCAGCGCAAAGCATATATAGAGCCAAGGCCGCAGCTAATTCAGTTTTTCCGTTCTTCTTCGGTATCTCAACATAGCAGAACCGATACTGCCGCAAGCCTTCTTCCCGCACCGTCCCAAACAGCGGCTTGATTACCTGCTCCCATTGCCAGTCTAATAAACGGAACGGCTTACCGGCCCACTTGCCTTTACTGAACACAAGCGACTCGACAAACCGCTTCACCTTCTCGGCTTTTTCAAGGCAGAATGGCATTAATCTAAATCTCTTTTAGCTTTTTTATACAACCAATTAACACCATAACCAAAAGAACAAATAATAAAACCTAATTTTAGAAAATCTGCTATCTCATAAATAATAAAAGCATAAACTGCGTTATTACCCATTTCTGAAATCAGTTTTATTATTTTGTCATCCATCCGACATCCCTCCATCTCAAGTCAAAATGGCGTTACCTACTCCGCATTATCGCAAACAACACAGACGCACCACCTAAAATATATCAAAATCCAGTACCAAATAAAAAAACAATCCAGCTATCCATCGAGCATCCCCTCCATGTTTGTCTTGCCTATGTCGTTACACTCGTACTTAACCTTGTCCAACTCAAGCGTCTTATAAAGCCTATGGCTCTTCTCAAGATATTTCCTGTATGTCTTGCTGCTCTCACTTTCCTTAAGCACTAACTCCGGCTTACCGTCAGCACCAGACGTATAAGGCACCGGGAACTCTTGCATTAAACTCTTGTTATCCTCAGATAAAAACTTGCGTTGCCGCTGCAAATTCAACTTCACAAAGCAGAACTCTATCAGGTCATCCCGCTTTCCCTGGTGCCACAACCCATTTACAGATAAAAGCAAAAAATAGTGTTTCCAGTACGGCTTACACTCCTTCGGTAAGTCCTTGGGATAACTAACACGTTCCATTGTTTACCCCTGAAATGAAATTTCTGAAAAAATTAGCGTGAGCCTGGCATGCGGGTTTTTTCGCTTAGATGCCATGGATTTAACCCGCCCCCCTTCAGCCGTCGCGTTAAGGTTTGCCACCCTCAAGCGATGTTAAAATTAAAAACATATGTACATCAAAACAAATTGAATCATTATTAAAACGCATACAAAAAGCTTAAACCATAAATCATATTGATGTATTTTTAAGATAATCCAATTTATATATTTGTCTTTTGTTTTATATGCCATTTGACCTCGCCTTGCGCTTCCATTGCCGCCTGCTGTACCATAGCAGCACGCAGACAGAGGCAAGCGCCCATATGGTTAGCTCGATAGCTGGGATAGTCCACCACTCAGCCGTGATAATGACCCACGTATCACGATGCACGATGATCGGCTCGAATCTATCCATTGTTCCACCCTTCGCCCTTAACTGGTCCACAGTCGTCCATAAGCACGCTCTGCGTCCTATGGCTGAAGTGATCGCCAAGCCATACCGCGAGTGCAGCGTGGGTCTGGAACACTATAGCATCGCTACTCATAAATGCTGACTTGCCGTACTCGCTTACCACATAGCCGTTGTTGCATTGTGCAATTACGATAGTCTTGTCCTTGTCCATGTCACCCTCCGTTGTTAATGTATCTGCTTAGAATATACCACATAACAGTGCAAATTGATACAATAAACAACCTGAGTATGTGCATGAGAGCGTTCATGCTATGCTGCCCTTACCTCATAGTCTTTATGCACAATACCCAATTCCTTGTTACCTCTAACCATAGGTTGCCACCAATATAAGCCAGTTAGCTTACCGAATAGCGGCTTATCTGGCGTGTACTCCTTAAAATGACCACGGCAGAAGTGGAGACGCTGCTTTATGCCTGTTGGTTCATGCACTCCGTCTGATCGCTTCTTATTCCCTATCGGATTGACAACAAGCGTATGGTAGGTAAAAAGCGGCTGTTTGCCTTTCTTGACACGCTTTTTGTTTAATGCTTCAGGTGGGTAGTTTTTTTCGGCAGAT